TGTTTTAATCATCCATAATGTAGGTGTCTCAAGATTATCCACCCATTCTTTTGCACTTGGAATATAACCATTGCAATCTTCCTTTACATGCTGTTCACCTATGTAGCGGACATATACATCTTTGCCGTCAGAGTTGGTAATTGTTATACCAAATCTTTTCTCACATTCAAATATACCTTCACTGTGATGACGGAACATTCTATGCTTACTATGTCCAATCCAAGCCTTAGTTTCATCAAACCACTCATGAATTGCTTGATAATCAGATACTTGACCTCCCCATTTTTTTACTGAGCTTTTACAATGTGATAAAGGATGTGCCATTATTCTTCTACTTTATCTAACAAATTACCATCATAAAAATAATCTTCAGTCTCAGTAATTCTTATGTGATTATTAATAATATACTTACCTGAAGGAACACAAATACACAACTCTCCCCAACCACCTTCATTATTCCACCAATCTTCTATTTCATCAAGAAGTTTGTCTTGTGCAAAGTTTTCAATTGTATTATGGGCATCTGCAGAAATTTTTGCTAATACCCAATCATTTTCCCAATCATTCACATTATCATTTACATCTTCTGGAGTTTCACAAGGTTCTTTTGTATAACCTATCCATTCTATGGCTCCAGAATCTCCTGCTCCATCATATAATACTTTAACACCAGTAATACCTAAATCAGCCAACTTAAGAAGAAGGCCTGTCAATTCATTTTCTGTCATAACTATTTGATTTTATAAAACCTACCTAAGATATTCCCATTTAGGAATTCTTCTTTTTCAAGAACCTCTCTAACAAACTGATATTTAGTTTCATAATATGTAAGTTCCATCTTGGAAAAACATATCTTGACCATAAATCTTTTAATCTTTACACCAGCTTTGTGAGCTTCTTTAAGAACTGCATTACTACTGTAGTAGTTTTGATAGCTAGGTTTAGTAACAGTCTCATACTTTTTAGTTCTTTTATCTGTTACATTAGCCATAGCTTTTTTACCAAACTTCTTTTTTGTAACAGAGTAAAAGTTCTTTTTACCTACATATCTTACAGACTTTCCATTGATAACAGCTTCCATCTCATACACAAATCCAACAGCTCCATCTGGAATCATGCTATCATTAAAAGGTCTTCCTTCATATAACCAACTCATAATACTTGTTTTAATAGTGGAAATAATATATCTCTTACTTTATCTATACCATGTAGCTTAACAGAATCTGAAAGATCTTTCTCCATAGGCAGGACAATATAATTAAATCCATACATTTGCTTATATCTTTCAGCTGCTTTAATCCCCGGCTCATCATTATCAAACAGAACAATAATCTTTTGATAATGTCTTACAAACTCACTCATAGCTCTTTCACCTATCATAGTATTCTCACTGTCCGGAGCAATTGCTTCAATATTATTTATACCTAGTCTATTAAAACACATTAGATCTTTAAGAGAAGAAGTAATCAGTAGATATTTACTTTCATACTTAAGCTGATCCATACCTTGGATATAATTCTCAACCTTTATAAATTTCTTATCTGGTACCCTGGGCATGTAAATTTTGTATAAACTCCCATCATCTCTAAAATAACCATAAGTATATGGTTTCTTAAACACAAATGAAGTCATAGTACCATCTGTTTCTGTTTTCTCCATTGTAAAGAAATCTAAAGGAACAACATTATATCTATCAAGTATACTAGATCCAATCTTAAAACCTGTCCAGTAATCTTTATCTAAATTATTCCAGTGCCTCATCTCATAATCCACAACCTTAAATTTGTCATGTATTACTATCTCTCTCTTCTCAACTACTGTATTGTTTTTAAGATATGCTTGATAGTCATTCATTATTTTCTTAGCTGCATCACCTGGAGTCAGGTTATACAACTGTTGAATTAAATTCCATGAGCTACCTTGATTACCAGAAGAAAAATCTTTGTGCTTATATCTATTAGATACCACATCAAAATACACAAACATAGAAGGAACTTTATCCTTTGAGTTAAATGCAGAAAGCATTTTTATATCTTGACCTGTAAGTTTTTCTTTTAGGTTTAAATAATATTCATAAATCCATTCATCCGGTACATCTTTTATATCAGATATCAGTCCTTTGGTTGAAATCATAACACATAATTAAATAAAAAAGGGGCCAGAAGTATTAACTGACCCCTCTTGACTAGTTTAATTAGTCTAAGCTGAAATCAGTAGAAGTCTTCCTTGGGATAGTTAAATCATCATCATCTCCAAAGTTTTTAACTTCTTGTACTTCTTGTTTCTTTAAGTGAATACTTTCATTAAAAGTCATTACTTTACCATCTTTAGTACTACCATAAGCATACTTGCCTTTTTCTGCTTTTGGAAGATACAAGTTATAATTAGTATAACCATTCTTATCAATATACTCTCTACCAGCAACACAGAAGTCTAGATATATATCTTTAAACGGTGCAGATTTGTTGAAAGCAATTACAAAGTCATCAATAGTAGCATGTAAATCATCTTGGCTATCAAACCAACTAGAAATACCTAGGTTGTTGCACAGACTTTTAAGAAATATCATCAAAGATCTATCTCTCTCAATCTTAATTCCACCTTTAGTAACACCATCAGCAAAAGCATACATACTTGCTTTTACTTTACCTACTTGACCAGCATGTTTTCCTAAACTTTCATTGTCTTTATCAATCCAGAAACCTTCAAAACCTTCAATTGGCTCTGTTTCTACATGTAAAAGCAAATGCTTTGCACCTTCAATAAAACTAAAATCTTCAAGCTCTAGCTTGTTAATTTTAAGTCTGTTGTTTCCAGGTGAAATTGTTTTAGGAAGCCCTCCGCCTCCACTTGTTACTAGGTCTTTTGTACTTAATCCCATTGTTATTTATTTTAATTATTAATGAATACTTTGTCCCATGAAGTTGTTAAAACTCCACTCTCTGAATCTGTAATTACTATCTCTTGATTTCTCAAATGATCTGGTCTTGCACCGCAAGTTACTTCTTCACTAGTTTTGAAACTTAAAATAGTTTTGTTTCCTTTTCTATACATATAACCAATTGCATCAGCATTTGCACAGATTAAAGATTTGATTTTACCTGTCAAATCAATGTTTGCAGACATAACCATCTCACCCTTATCATCAACCACCTTGTCTTTAATGTGACCAGATAAAATAATGTGGGGTGCTAAGGTATCAATAAAATCTAAAACCTGGAAGAATGCTTCACGGATATATAAATATCCAGCACCGTTTGGCAATGTAGAAACAGTATCACCACTGAAACTTTTACCCATTGGAGTATTCTTATACAGCTTAATGGCAAGCGGCATAATCATAGACTCTAATGCAGTCACAGTATCTATAGTAACATACTTATAGGGTTTACCTGCTTCTTTGATTGCTTTACCGGCATCTAATAGCTCCTGAAGATTGCTAACTTTAATCTTAAGAGCATCTACATAATCAGAACCATTTTCTAAATCTATAATCAGATTGTTTTCTAATCCTGCAAATGCAGTTGTCTTACCTGTCTTTGGCTTTGAATAAATCAGTAATCTCTTTGGATTAACCTGACTTGCCTTTACTTTACTTGTTGGAAGTACTATACTCATATTTCACTTTTTGTATGTTTTTTAATTAAATCATTCAGCCAAGGCTTAGCACTTACTGGCTCCATTAGCATAATTGCTGCTAAATCTCTAATAGTTACTTCACTCAAAGGTGCATCAGCAATCTCTACATTATCTTCTACTTTTAAATCAGAACCAGCTTCTGCCTCAAAATCAGGAAACAAAGACTGTTGTAGTCTTGGTAACTTAGTCTCTTCCTTTTTAGGTTCACCAGTATCTTTTCTTTTCTGATATACAGTATATGGTATTTCAGTACCATCTTTAAGAATAGCCCTCAATTCAGTTACAGGAATAGTATAAAGTTTATAAGGCTCACCTTTATAGTTTACACCTTCTTTTATTTCATACTCTTCTCTAAAATACGGATTGCTTCTGTACTTAAATAATTGTCTATCAGAATTGAATGGCACAATATCAACCAGAACATCCTTTTCATCTTTAACATTATCATAGAACTCTATGTATATGTCAGTTCCCTTAATTATTTCAGACTCAAAAAGCTGAAATTGCCTTTCTGCTTGACCTTTTACAAAGTAAGCTGTCTTAATAACAAAATTAGGATCTGCTATACTATGAGCTCTGAAAGTCTCCAAGTGTACTGCAAAAAACTCTTTTTCTTTTTCTTTTCTCATACTCTATTTACATTTTAAATTGATGCTTTTTTTGTTGCTTGTGCTGGAGTAGCTACCTCTACAATCCTCATGATTGTTCTGTCTAGCTTAAAGAAGCTCATCCTTGTGGTACCATTTCTAGATTTTAGAAAATGAAAGACTAACAAGTCTTCATCATTTATAATATATCTATCAGGACCATACTGTCTTATTTTTCTTAGAGAAGGTTTATTTATACCTAAGACTACATCCGCATGCTGCAATAAAGCATCTGACCCATAAATATCTGAATCCAATACATAATTTCCATACTCTCCATCTCTCTGCCTCTCTACATTATCTATGTTTCTGTTAAGCTGACTTAACACTACAAAAGCCACTGGATAGTTTTTTTTCATCATAGTGAGTGCCTTGCCTAATGCTGAGAGCATCTCAAAGTCATCCTTTTGTGATTTTGCTTTTGCAAATAATGTTGAGTGATCTATACCAACAAGCATATTCATATATGTTCCATCTGGTTTTTTAAACTTTTCCATTTCATAATGAATAGTTGCACACATTTCATCAACATTACAAGTGTCATACAAAACTCTAGTAAGATCATGCTCAGCAGATTTCTCATAGTATTCAACACACTTGTCATAGATTGCTTTATCTACCTTCACTCCATCTTTACTCATTAATGTATTGTAATCAGCACCGGTTTCTAAACTAAGTTTTCTTACTCCACTAGTTTCATCTACCATCTCAAACTGAAACTTAAGTATTCTAAATTCTTGATCAGGATTGTGATCTATTATATCACTAAATAACTGTTCTAAGAATAAAGTTTTACCTGTTCCAGGTCTAGCACCAACTACGGTGATAGTTCTCCATTCTAATCCATCACAAAAAGCATCATTAAATTTGGGCCAAGCACTTTTTAGAGATTTAATATCTCCATTTCTCCTGCCTTTCATCTTAAGGATTGCTTTTCTTAGAGAGTCTCTTTCACTTACAGGCAGCAAAGGCCTGGCTCCATTAAATAATTCTGCCATTGTATTAAAGATTTGTTGTTAATTTAATTTTTGTTTGATTGTAAACTTCATGTAATAATGTTATTACAAATTCTATAAGGAAATACTTCCAAAAAGGTATTGCAACAATAAATAAATCTACTATGCAATAACCTATGATGCTTCCTAATATTGCTACAACTATTAAAATTCCTTTTATCATACCACTTTTTCTTTAAAATAAGAACCACCTTCTCCATCAAGGGTTGTATTTAATAACTGACAATATGTTGCTAGATCAGATTCAAATGTCTTATCTAGATTCTGTCTCCTTATGAAATACTGAGAGTTTCTCATATACTCATAATTTCTAACACTAAATTCATCAACATATTTTTCAGTAGCTTTTAGGATTGTCTCCCAGTCATAATCATAATTCTCAAAGAACCATTTAAAAGCACCTTCAAGATTCTTGGGATTAACCCTAGCATATTTACCAGAGTTAAGTTTCCTATTAGGAAATATTTCTACATATTCCTGTATCTTCTCTAGGAAGCCATCTCCCATTAAATCTCTGAGTGTTTTCTTTTTAGTTCTCTTAAAGAACCCGTTAATTTCCTCCATAAAGATAAGACTTTTACTTGTAAGTTGCAAGTTTTCATCTATCCAATGATCTTGTTGCAGCCTTTTGCACTCAAGTTCTTTATTGACATAATTATAGGGTACTATTTTTTCTCTTATACAATGCAAAACATAGTAAGTGTTTGGTGTAAGGTTCTCTTTTATCAACCTTTGAAATATCTCTGTCATTACCAAGTAATTTTTGCATTAAATTGTTTTTCTACAACTTCATTAATCTTAACAAATAGGTTATCTGAGTTCCATCTCTCCTGCTGATTATATGCAGCACTGGCAGGATGGCTAACAAAAAACTTATAGTTGTTATCATTAACTGCTTCAGACCATTCTTGAGCTTGTTTACCCATATATACATATACAAGTCCTGTTTCATTCCATGTTAAATAATCAAACAGGTAAGCTAAAAACGGTTTCCATATATTGTAATGCTGCCCTATCTTACCTACTGTAGTTGTAAGAGCAGTATTAACTAATAGTATACCTTGTTCTGCCCATCTTGTTAAATCTGTATCAAGACTTCCAGGATGTCCATTATAAACAGTTCTGTTTATTTCATCTAGTAAATATCTAAGACTAGGTTGTAACTCTTTAGTGTTGCTACAACTAAATGCTATTCCATCAGCAACACCTAATTGAGGATACGGATCTTGCCCTACTATAATTACTTTAACTTCATTTACAGGACATACCTCAAATGCTCTAAACATTTGTTTTAATGGCGGAGTAAATCTTCTACCATCCATAGATAGCCTAGCTAACTCAGTAATAATTTTATCAAACTCTGTACTGTATATAAAACTTCTTAGTTTTGTTGACCACCCTGAGTCTTCTAATCTAGCATATAGCTTATCTTTAATTTCCTCTAAATCTAGTTTCTGATTCATATTTTATTTATTTTTGTTTAAAACTAACACAATGGCGATAAAAGTTAAAGAACTAAAAGATGATGCAATCATTGAAGTAAAAGTCAACAAAAACTATTACTTAATGGTTAAATCTGTTTTGTTTCATCTTGTTACTCAAATAACAGCTGATGATAAAGATGCCTATATCAAAGAAATTCTTAACAAAGAATACAAAGACATGGATGAAGCTCAAAGATCTTTTTACACAATGTCTTTATTACTAGCTGAAATAGAACAAGTTGCTAAAACTAAAGAATTGTTTGTAGAAAAAGAAGTACTTGAGCCTGGTGATGAAGGTTATGTAGCACCTAAGCTAGATTAATATTATATAACTTACCTACTTCTACACAAGCTTCAATAGCTAAAGCTAATTCATCTTTACTACAGTCTGCAAAAGATTTGCAAAATGTTGCATCTCCTCCGTCATAACATAAGCCGGATCTTTCTTTAATCAGCACTTTCATTTCTTCAAAAGTATAGCCAGATTCTTTGGCTAATTCTCTTATACATGCATGCACTTTTGCCAATTGTGCAATACTGTGGTCAGCATCTGCTAAACCAATATACATTTCTACTTTCTGTCCTTCTGGAAGTTTATCCAAAAAGATTTGATAAGCTAACCTAGATTTATCATCAGGATATGTCAACTTACCATCTTGCTTAACTAATTTTACTGATAACATGCTAACAAGTTATATTATTAATCATTTCTACAAACTGCATAAAATGCTCTTTTGTAGTTATTCTAATTGCTGGTATATCCCAACATCTAACTGCCCAACTATTATCTTTAACATCTATACTATCTGTGGTATATAGAACTATATTGTCACAAACTTCTTTTTGATAAAAATAATAATCATATCCATTCTGACTATCTGCATCTGCTATGTGCACCTGATCAAATCCTAAATCTATTAATTCTTCTTCTGTCATTTGTTTACTAGTTTAAGTAAGAAATCTGTTGGATTTAATACTTCTTGTGAATAATTTTGCCGGGCATGATCATAGCCTTTATAGTCCATTAAAGCTCCAAACTTAGCATGTCTTTCTTTCATATAGTGTTTAACTATCTGTACCACAATATAGAAGTTATCCTTATCTTCTGATACCATCATATTGAATACATTTTCTACTTCTTCAGCAGTAATTAAACCTAAGATTTTATTAAGCTTTAACTCACCATAAAACATAAACTTTCTATAGTCTCCTTGATAAGGTCCGTTGGCATATAAGTTAAAAGTATAACTCATATTAGGATCCACATTTTTTAACAGCTCATAATGATCAGAACAAATAGCTACACAAAGTTTACTTAGCTCTTTATCTTCTCTTTTACCCATTACTGATCCCAGTTATTGTCATCATTATCCCATAATGGAAATACTATAAGAACAAATGCTACTAATACAATTACTGTAAATATTACTATTGTCATTATTCTAAGTTTAAATTGTAACTTTCCAAGATCTCCCGGATCTTTTCTCTAACCGCATCATAAGCAGCATCTGTTTCTCCAGATATTTTTTCATTGTACTTAAGTTCAGATCTTAAATGCTGATCTAAGTCCCACATAGCAAGTTTCCATTTATAACCATCTAATGCTGTTCTAGCATCTTCTGCCTCTTCTATAGAGTCAAATTTTAAAATAATTTCTCCCATTTTTATCATGTTATTAATTGTTATGTTATAATAAATTCCACAGCTGCAGCCATTTTCTTAACAAAGTCTAACATAGCTTCAGGATCAATACTTTCTACATAAAAAATTTCTCCAAATTTAAGTTCAAAACCAGCAGGAAAGAAAATGTCTACTCTAAAAATATAAGTATCCTTACTATTTCTTTGAAAATAACTATACATTATCTCAATGTCATTATAGTAATATAAAAAAGAGTAATCATTACCACGGCATCTTATAAACCCAAACTTCTCTAGTTTTTTTATAGAAGCTTTTTTCTCTTTTAATGTCATGATCTTAAAAATTTAAACATTGCTTGTAACTTCTTATGTTCTTCTACCACCCATTCTGGAGTAAATACAGCTTGATGACCTTCAAATTTAACTTTAGTATGAAAATCTATATCATGAAATATTGAAGCAACCCAAACTTGTCCAAATTTCTTAAAGTATATATTTATAGCACCCTCAACATTAGGAAGCCTATAATCTTGATGATCTGTATTAGATCTATAGAATCCATACTTTACAAGCTTCTTACCTATAAGTTCTGTATCTCTAAGTGTCATACATCTTATTCTGATTTAGTTTCTACTTCTTTTAAAAATTTATCAATCTCATGATATAACCATCCCATCAGATAAGCTTGTGGTTCATCATTATTTCTGTCTAATTGCATTGCACAGTCAAGGTAAATATAATTAACTACATGTACTAATTCATGCACTACATTTGATCTCCAACCATCTTCAAGCACCATAATATAGGTTCTGTATTGAGAGTCATCTTTAAATGTAAATGCTCCATAGTTTGATGCATCAACAATCTGCTTGTACTTTTTTGCTATAAGATTTATATCTTTAGAAACAATAGCTATGAGCTTACCACCATATATTGGAATTGGTATCACTTTGCTTTTCATCTTATTCTGATTTAAAGGTTATGTTATAATATTGATACCATGAATCCCAAATTAGTGGCATATCTTTTTCAAATGTTTTTACCAACCTTGCTTGATTAAAGGTTTCTTGATGCTGCATCTTTTCCAATTCTTTGGCTTGTTTAATTTCTTCTTTTAACCATTCTAATGTTTTTGGATTGTCTATCTGACTAACCAACCACTCTACTGCTGTCTGTTTCATCTTATTTATTTTTTCTTTGGTCAAAGTAATCAATAAAAAATCCTGCGGCAACTATTAAGTTCATACCGCAGGAAGCTATAATCTCAATAGCATCTTCATAAACTGTAGTCATCAAATGTATGTGACCTACAGTCCAAAAAGGCATGGCTAAGTTTTGGCTTATCCAAACTATGAGATATTTAATAAAGTGTTTCAATTACTGCAATGCTTCAAGTATGTTAGTTAGATTCTTTTCAGTAAGATAAAAACTAGTACCTGAGCTAGACATCATAGCCATTTTAGATCCAGTCTTTAGGAACCATGTCTTACCATCTAAATCAAAGTTAACCTCTTTCTTTTCTTCTAATGTTGTTTTAAGAATTGTAAAGAACTCTATTGTGCTTTCTTTTGACCCTAATGATATATAATCAACATCAGTAATATACTGGTATTCAAGATTCTTATAGAATAATGTATATCTATCTGAATCTGTACCATAAAAATGTATTAGTTTAGGTAAACCTGTAAGTTTACTATACCATACTGTACTATCTTTTGTTGCTTCTTTAACAACAATTTGTGAATGTGCTGTACTTGCTGACAACACTAATAATAAAAATAACTTTTTCATCTGCTTCTTCTTTTAATAATTCTATCAATTAATTTAAACATGCTGTCAAGGAATATGTAATTTATAAATGATATAACCATTAGTAAAATCCAATTCCATACTCCAGGATAACATAGCTGCATATATACTGCAATACCTGTACTACCGATTACAGCAAGTACATGCATAAATACCATATACCATAATATCCAAGTTCTAGTCCCCTTCTTCATTGTTTACTGTTTTCTCCGGCTTTTCCTTCACCGGTTGTTTTAGAAAATTCTCTTTCAGCTTCAATCTTCTTTGCAATCTCTCTTGGATTTGCAGATTCAATTTGTTGTAATCTGAGTTTCTCTTGCCGTCTTTCATACTCTTCCCAATTATACATGTCTAACTCTTTCATTCTAGCTACATCAGCTATAGTAATACCTTCTGGTATACCACCATTTGCATTAATCAAATCTATACAAAATTCTTTCATTCTTCCCATAATCTTAAGGCTTTAATTACTAAATCTTTAACTGCCATATCTATTCTTGATATACCTTTAAACTCCATATAACTTTTTAGCTTTTTTTTAACATCTTTGTCAAAGTGAGTTATAACTGCTGTATATCTTTTATCAGCTTGTCCTGCCTTATGGTTAGGAAACTCATAAGGAAACTGAATCATAATATCATTTACATTAGCAATAAAACTAATATCACTATATTCTAGTAATTGATACGGATGAAACTTTGCAGAAGTTACTGTCTCTCTCTTCATATCAAAAACATTAGCTATAGCAACTTCAGTCTTATGAAACTTGTAATACATAAGTGCAATGAGATAGTTTCTTCTATCCATACTTCTTCTGTTCTTACCCTCCTTAAGAAGATTCTTAACTAACTCACATTGCACCAGCACATCTTCATAAGTATACTCCATATGCTAAATAAAAAATGGGAACAATAATCCTTTAATTTCTCCTACTATAGGACCAATAAATACTGTACTTAAGAATCCGTGATCCTGAGACCATAGATACCAAAAGTAAGCCATAAATACCTGGGATGCAATGATATAAATATATACCAATACAGCCAGAAAACCTAACTGCTTTTCCATAAACTTTTAAAATTTAAACTGTTTCTAAATCTGCTTCTTGAAAATGTTCTGCTTCTATTGCTTCTAAAGTAACATAAGGAGCAAATCTATCAGCACTGTAATACTCATAAGGAAATGATTGTTCTGATAGTTGCGCTTCTTTGAGTCTATAACCAAATCTATTTTGTTGTAAACTCATTCTTGCAACTTCAATTACTGTATACACTTTACCTTCAGTTAACCACTCATATGGTGATATTCTTTTAGGCTTGTTACTGGCATCAATACATATTACTTTTAGCATAACATAAATTTATATCTTTTTTTAAAGTACTTATCTTTATTAACATATTTGCTATAATTACTAGGTCTTCCAACTGTAGCAAAAGCTTCTTGTTTTGACATATATGTAGTTGTTATATCTAAAACAATATCATATACTTTTAACGGAATTACATTTCCAGAAAGAACACTAACATTTATTTTTTCAGGATAATCTTTTTCATAGTATCTCCAAAAAAAATTATTACTTGTTCTTTTATAGTCTACTAGAGCATGTCTTATAGCAGTTGATCCACAATTAAAGTATTTAGCTGCATCAAGTATAGAATTCCATTTTTTAATAAAGTTACCTTTTATGTCATACTGTAAAATTGGTTTAGATAATTTTTGTGCAAGAACCTTATACATTTCTTTATCATATTTATATCCAATCACACCCTCACCACCTATAGTAGCATTTGTTAAATCAAAACCCCATTGTTTAAATTGGTCAATCCAATAAATTTCAAGCTCACAAGCTTCTTCTAATGAATATGCAATATCTAATTCTTTAATTATTGGTTTTCTACCTTGAACAATAAGTTTTTTAATCCAATTTGTTTTATGTGATTTACTTTTTTCTAAGCTTGCACAATGGCCAGATAATCTTACACTTAATTTTTTTGAAGTTAATCCTATGTATCTTATCTTTAAACTAATTGGATCCTCTAGAGTGTATATAAAAAACTTTTTCATACACAAATATACAAAAAAAATCATCAATGCAAATTACCTGCATACTCTTGAATTTCTGTGTTAATGTCTAAGTCATCAAATTTATTCTTTAAATCAAACATTTCCAAGAAATCTCCTGATTTAACTTGACATTTTCCGGTCATATGTGCTAATAAAGCACATTGCTCAGCTTGAAGAGGCTCATGTTTACAGAACCTAATCAAGCTAGCCATGATATACTGGTATGAATTTACATCATCATTGTAAATTACTAATCTGTGTGTTTTGGTCTCTTCCATACCATTAAGATAATAAATTAAACACTAACATTGAAATTTTTCCACATAATTTTAGTCTGGTCAAATCCTTCCAATGCTTCTTTTACCCACTTTTCATCTACTGTATCCATATAACATAGTATGTGAACAATAGCTTTATCATCTGGATTTAACCGGAGTAACCGGCCAATCCTTTGAGCAGCTTTTCTCTCATTACCATATGCATGCATAATAATACCTTGTCTAAGATTAGGTATATTCACACCCTCATTCAACTGTAGAACAGTAGATAGTTTGGTAATCTCTCCATCTTTAAACTTAAGTAAGTTCTCTTCTGATTTAGGATTGTTGCTGTGATAGCTATGATTACATAACTTATCTGCCTGAGCTTGAGTATTAGCAAATAGAATACACTTACTTTCTATGCTGTCAAATAATAACTTAGCATACTTTTCTTTAGTAGGGTATTCCATAAGAGCTTTCATTCTCATAACTCTGAGCATATGCAAACTGCCGGAGCCAACATCAAGTCTTCTAGACCAATAAACATAATTAGATTCTTCATCTGTCATATATGTTTTATTCTTCATAGTAACTTGATAGTTCTTTTCTTTGCTTAGTCTCAGCTCATGCACAACAATCTTATAATCATTCAGTATTCCGTTTTCTATGGCATCATCTGCCTTAAATGTAAATACTACAGGACAAAACTCTTGCACTAGCTTACCTTTCTCTGAATAGTCTCTCTTTGGTGGAGTACCCGTTAGACCAAGTATCTTGCCTTTGAATAACTGCAAGAATCCCCGGTGACTGTCTAGTAGACTATGCATCTCATCAAGATAAACAACATCATAATCTTTAGGATCATGCTTATTTAAGCTTAGATAAGTAGTAAAAACTATTCTGCCTAGTAGATGATGTTTATCAAACTTAACAGCATCATCTTTCCAGGATTGAAATATAGCTTTCTTAGGTGCAACTACAAGACATTTCATCAATGGTGTAGAGTTTCTATCCATATGTGTTAGGCCTACAAGAGTTTTACCCACACCAGTTCCAAGCACTACTGATGAGAGTCTTTTCCCATCAGTAGCAGCTAAAGCTTCCATTTGTATGTCTTGTCTATCTTTTGTCATTTTGTTAGATTAAATATGTTTTTGCTTATAAAAGCTTCTGCAGCACTAGTATCACTCATAGCCTTAATAGTAGCAATATGTTTATTAAGATTATCTAAAGACTGTTGGTGATCATATGTACCCCAAGCTCTCAAGAATACTTGTAAAAAGTGATGCTTAACCCATCTATCTGCTCTACCAATCTTCAAAAAGAAATCATTGAATGCTTTTGCCATTTCTTGAGCTTGCGGATTAGTAATTTTAAACTCACCAGATTTTATTAATCTTGAACCAGAGATTGAAGACTCAGTACCATTAGTACATATTGTAGCCAACATTAAAGGTTCAATGTTATACATAACTCTTAGTTCATCTAATAGATAGTAATCTCTAAGGTGCATTTTAAATGCATTAACATAATTAAGCAATGTCCAAGACTTAGATGAATTGTTTAACATAGCCATTTTATGCACCATGTCAATCTTATCTTTAACATCAATTACTACATAAGGTATTTCTAGATCTTCTGACATAAGACTCTTAAACAAGTGCTGACCGTCAATAACATATAACTGAGATTTACCATCAACAAATGTTACTCTAACACATATTACAGGTCTTATTACACCCATATTTCTAACACTAGCAATCATCTTTTGGATATGCTCTGTGTCAGTTATTCTATTAATCTCAAGGAAAGCAAACTTTTTGTAGTCTTTACTGAATTTAATTTTTCTAAGTAATGCTAAGGCATCTTTTAATTCTGTTTTCATAATCATAAGTTTTAAATCATTAATAAATTATTTTAACCAACCCATTGTGCGGGCTTCTTCCGGGTGACTATGCACCCAATCATGACAGTTTCTACAAACTGCTAACCAAGTACTCTGTACAAGGTAATATACATCTCTATCTTTACCAGCTCTTGTATGGTGTATATCAGTTGCACCATTAGCACAACCGGCTACTTTAATAACACATAGTGGATTCTCTGTAAGATACCTTTGTCTTAACTTACTATACTCCGCATCTTTCTTAGCTCTTTTAGCAGAAACACGGGGGATAGCAGAATTTGTTGGTTTCTGTTCAGTATCTCCGCTTTTGTGGCAACTCCAGCAGTTTTTACATAGCTTTAGTCCCCCGGTTCCACTACTCTTCCATATGGGTCTTTCTAACCCACATCCATCACATATCTTAGTCTTCATCAAAAAAGTTAATTATTGCTTGATGTCTAATATAATCCATAGCATCATGAATAGTTGCATGCATTATATGACCTCTTATATCTTTTATATTGGCATAAAAATTACCTTCAATAGATATAACATTAGCCTTAGTAAACTGTGCTTCCCAAGTATCATATATATTTCCATCTGCTTTTGGAAAAGGGTACCATTTAAATCCTGGATAATTTCTAATACTCATCTCCTAGAAAATTAGTTATTGCTCTATACCTAACATGATAAACTGCTTCTTCTAATGTGTCATAGTAAGCACCTTTAAAAGGATGTGCATCATCATGTGTAATCCTATAACCTGAACCACTAGCATGTATTTCAAGAGTTGAAAACCTAGATCTCCACCAACCTTCATATCCTCTAAGTGTAAGTATATGATCAGAAAGGAAGCCCGGAATCTCTGGTAAATTCTTGTTCATAATCAAATAATTCAGTGAATAACTGTGTTACTACATACTGCATAGCTTTCTTCTTAGACTTAAAGATTAATACTTCACGCACATTAGTCACTTTAAAAACTTCATATGATACAGCCCCGCCTTCTTTGACGGGGACTATCTGATATGTATTAGTGCTATCTACCCAGAATATCTGTAGTTTATCAACTAGAGATTTCTGTAAGTATTCACTATAAAAACATATTTCCTCAAATATTGCATCATGCTTTGGCATCACAAAAGCTCTTCAGGAAATTCACCTTTAGTCTTAGTTACTGCAGGAGTCTCTCCACTTCTAAATAAAGCTTTAAGACCATCCCAGAAACCTGTAGCTAAATAACAACTGTGAATTATCACACCTTTTGGAATAACAATGTATCCAATAAGAGTTGTGTGATATCTATCTTCACCGTGTATAAAGCTCATAGCTGAACTATAGTAATCATCAGGATCTACATAAATAAGCCAGTGAGTTTTTGTTTTCCAAATCATTTTTCCTTCTACAGTTTCTAAGCTAGATCTGTATCCAGGTTTTTCACCTGCTCTTCTATCATAAAATGTTCTCATACTCTTTGGTTTTTAAGTCTTGGTAATTGGTTTGGATCCTTATCTAAACTTAAAAAGTTTTTAGGAAGGATACCTTCAGCCATAAAGATACTAATAATTTGTTCTTTATTTATACCTAAATCTTTAAAAGTTAAAGTATTCTTGAACTTGTCATCAGTCTCAGTATCAGCTAGTAATAGCTCTGTGAGAGGACTTTTGGGAAACAAAGTCTTGAATATAAAGTTAGTATATTGCACTGTAACTTGTTGTTTAAACTTGTTAAGTACAATCTGTGCTCTCTTATAAACATTAACTATTCTTTGTTTCTTCTTACTACACATAGTAGCCAATTCTTGTTGTGTCAGAGCATCTAGACCATATAGTGCTCTTTTGTATAAATAATTTTGGTATTGTGAATACCCGTCAGTTTCATACTGCATGTACATTCTACCTGCAGATAACTGATAATTTTTTACATCTTGTTTTAGCTTTTCCATTTTGTTATACATTTTTAAATCATAAATAAAAAAGGGGACAGTTTCCCGCCCCCTATGATAATCTAACCCTTAATTAGATAGCAAAATCTCCATTAGGTTTAACTCCTGTTGATGCAGATTGTGCATTATATGCTTCACGCAACTCTTCAACATTAGTATGCTGAATAGTTTTGTTAACTGCATCCGGATTCTCAGTATATCTTACTCTACGGTAAATAGGCTGATCATCTAATCTACATACAATTCCAGTTTTACCTGCAATCTTAAGATCACGTTCTGGATTCTTTTTGTTAAAAGGCTCCAAAGACTCTTCAATCACTAATGTTCCTGGAAGAATTTGTCCACCATAATACTTCATTTCCTGTAAAATAGCTACAGGAGCTTGAATTAAAGATGTTAATACTGTTCTTCTTAAGAAACCATTGTCATCTACAACTGTTTTTGCTTGTTGTAATTTTACATAACCCCATTCAGGATTGTTAGTAGATACATTAATAACTGCATTTGTAGTAGCATCAGCTACAACTAGAACTTTTGAATTCATAACTTTAAGTTTTAAATAATTAATAAAATAAATAGATGTTTTGAGTAGAATACTATAATACCAGTCACTCAGTCTAGTAATAAGTTGTAAATACCTTTATTGCAATTCCGGTATTATATATCCAGTGGGCCCGTAAGGTCTATTATATCATCAAATGGAATATCATCTGATATAATGTCATCACAACTTTCATCATCTGGTAGATAATCAAAGTCATAATATTTTTCTTTTGTGTTCTGAAGAACAGCTGATTCTAAAAAAGGATTTAATGCATACTCTCCTGCATCTAAGGACATAAGGTATTGCTCATCTTCATCAGTAAGATCTAAGTATTGTTCTATGGTTAGAAATATTACCTTGCCATTAGGCAGTTGATAGAGCATTTTAAATTCATAAAGTTTAGTAAATGTAAACTATTCTTAAGAATACCAATTACACAACATTACAAATTCTTGTACTATATAGCTAAACAATGAAAAGGGGACATTGCTGCCCCCGTATCATTTGGTCAGGAAAAGCATATCCACAGATATACTATCTTAAAACTCTTCCATAATCTCTAATGTATCAGCCATTAGATAACTAGTAAATACCTTTTGCTCACCTTGTGCATCAATAGCAAGAGACTCAACTTCATAATGTTTCCAGTCATGAAAACCTCTAAACTCCTTGATAGTACAAGCAATCATACCATTGTTATCAGATAAATCAGACTCTAATGTCTTTGGTTTATTGATGTCATAGCTTAGATTATTAACATGAGTAAGACATATTGTACCTACAGGAATTACATCCGGAAGTTTTTTGCCATACAGTAGCTTAAATAACCATTTTGTACAATCAGGACTAGTGCCAATGAATGGAGTTAATAACTTAGTTATCTCTTCTGCATTTGGATGATTAATCATTTGCTTTAGAGCATTATACAAATCTGTTTCTTCAAGTTCTAAATGTATTTTCTTGCTCATAACTAGTCATTTAATCTTCTGAAGTCTCTTATTTTAGCTATGAGAGCTTCATTATAGTGAGTAAAGAAACTTTTGTCTACAATCCGGTAGTTAAGTCTTTCCATCATAACTGCTGGATAGATAGTTTTCTTAATACCAACAGGTATTAACTGATCTGTTTCATCTCTGATATCAGCCTTAAGGTCAAACCCAAGTACTGAAGTAATTAAATCCTTAGTCATTGTTAAACATGTTTTTCATTAAGTCCTCTAATCTATTCTTAGCATTAAACCGGTCTATTACCTTATGCATAACCATAGTAGCAAACACAATTTCATTGGTATGTACACATCCTTTGACTAAATTATCAAGGCACTTGTATAACAACTCATTGTTTTGATATGAATCAATACATAGTTTTGTTAGCTGTTCTGCTCTTTCTTCTGTAATACCTAGATTTTGGTGCAACTGCTGACCATTCTCATCAATAATACAGAGGTAAAACTTGTTATCCTGTGGATAAGACTTTTTCTTTTTCTTAAATAAATTCCTGAACCATTTCATAATTACCTTTTTAGTTTAAACTCTTGTTGTCTCTGCTCATCATGCCATATAGTTACACTTATACAAACTGTAATTGTAACTAATAGTGCTTGAAATATATATCCAAGTACTGAATAATTTTCAAATTCAAAAGCAGAACCTAACGTTGTCATACCTTCTAGAAAAAGTAATACTACTAATCCTATACTTACATACATAATAAAACTTACTAATCTCATAATCATACATTTTTTAGTTAATAAATAAGACAGACTATTACACCTTTTGTCTGTCCACTGCGGTTGGAGGTGTACGCAACTATACTAAATACTTTACTGTTAAAGCATAACCAAATAGACCGGTAATTGCACCACAAAATGCTATTAATGTAAGTGTCATAGCATTAATTGTGTTATTCTGCATCAACTTGTCTAATTGATCTTCTATAACTACTATCTGATATTCAATATCTGATAGCATTTGATATTTCAAATCTGCTGGAACATCACCCAATACAACTTCATCTCTAAGGTTGTTCCAAAAATCTAGCTTTTCCTGAAGCTCTTTCATAATCATTTGTTTTTAAATTTCAAAATCAGGTTGTCTCACAAATACTGTGGATTCAAGTAATAATGAATCCCGGAGTTGAGTTAACTCCACTGTATCTAACTTATAAAGAGCAACATAATATTGCTCTTCTAATTCTTTCCGGCTTAAATACTTGTTAAGCTCTCTAATCTGGTCAATCATTTGCTGTGCAATCATACTATAAGGTTTTAAAGGTTACTGATTAATTAATATCTATAAGCATATGGTCTTGACTGTGCTTTGCGGACAGATCTATCCACGTGATATTTTCTACCATTACCGTGACAAGTCTTTGATGCCTGACAAGATACAAGTAATAGTAATAACATAATACACATTCCAATTGCTAATCCTTTGATTACAATAATTACATTTTTCATATTAAGGGTTTAAGGGGTTACAAAATAAAAGCACACAGTGAGAGTTTTAACCACACCCACTCACAAGTTGACCGCGTTACTGTGTACTTAAGAAATAAACCAAGTATGCTGACACCTTCACTTCAGCAGATTTTATCGTATGTGAGCATATAGCAGTTATCTGCAGTCTAACTATACTCTAAGAGGTTTCCGGATTTTGCCTCACTTTATACTTGGTAAGAATAACAAATCATAACATACTTTTAATCTCCATAAATTCTTCCATTGTCATTCTTTTAGGTGAAGTAACAATAGATTCTATGAGTTTAATAGTATGAACTGACCATTTAATATTAAGATTATTATAGCACCACAAGATATAATCCGGATACTTTTTTACTGCATCATCTACAGTAAGATTAATAATATGTGGTTTATTACTAAACCAACAGTTATCCCAAGGTCTAGTTCTTCTTCTAGTACCATACCAACCAGTGTCATGTGGTTTATCATTAAACTCTTTATTCTCTGGTCTGTGGGATTGTTTGTAATAATATAACTCTCTTTCTTGTGGAGTCATATTCCATACTTTAGCTAATTCAATAGCTTTGTTAATTTCATAATGGTTCATAATCATAAGTTTTAATCAGGTTAATAGTTAAATACCCCTCTGCACTCAGTTGTAACACTTGGTTATAAGAGATCGCTCTCTAACCTAGTTTAGACTTATAAAGTCCGTTGTGTATATCTATGATAAACATAGCATTACCTTGACCTGTGATCATTCAGGTTTATCAAGAAGGTATGTTACAACTGCCTGACCTTGGGAATCAGGAATGGTG